CGCCGTTGACGAAGTTGCCGACAATCGTATCAATGCAGAATCGGCCGCTGGCAAATGTCGGGCCGGCATACGAGCCCGCCGCGATGTTCACGCGACGCACCACGGCCGTCGCCGACGAGGTCACCCCGGTGATCGTGTCGCCCTCGTTGATTAGGGCGGTTCCGGTCGTGTACTTCAGGTACTTGCCGAGATCAATCGCCGTCCAGCCCGATCCACTCGACTTGTACATCTTGACCGTGCTGCTGGCCCAGTCAAAGCGGAAAACGTACAGCCGACCCTTGAAGAAGCAGCAGCCGTAGGGTTTTACGCCGGTCGGTGTTGCCCCTGGTATCTTGCCGATCAAATCACGGTAATGAGTCTGTGCCGCGCGCAGGAACGTGCGGTAATTGGTGTCCGTCCGGGCCTGGTTGGAGTTGGCGTCCGTGGCCTTTGCCCGGTATGCTCCACCCACCCGGATGTCCTCGCCCGTTGTAAAAGGCGTTCCCACCGTGCCCAGCAGTCCCAGTTCACCAACCGCATCCCCGCCCGCCCACGACCCCGAGGACAGTACGACGCTGATTACGGATGCCGATGCGCCGGATGTAGCGCCCACCACGGTGTTACCCGCTGCAATCGCCGTGGTCCCGCCGAGATTGAACGGCAGCCGGTGATAGGTCGCAGCCGATGGGGCAGTCTGCCCATCGAACCGTTCGTACCCGTTCGGCCGGCGATACCCGACGCCATGCACGCACTCGTAATTCCTGGCCAGGGACAACTCGCCCGGCTTGAGTACGATTTGCGGGTCTTCGAGGTTCAGGCCACCCTGAAACGGGAAGGTCTCGATACGTGGGTTCATGCGAGGGGCTGAACCATTTCCCACTCAAGTTCCGGCAGGTACCGCTCCTTGAGTTTGTTCATATACAGACGCGCTTCGTTCTGCGCCATGTTCATCACCTCCGGCGCAATCGAGTTGATGCCAAAGCGGCGAACCGCGCGCCACACGATAACCGGGTGAAACTCTTCGGCAAACGCCGGTTCATCCTCGTCATCGACCAGGGTATTCGCTTTGCGAACGTAGTCGAACAGGAACACGTAGGTGGATATGTCCGGGGTGACATCAAACAGGATGTTTCCAGATGGGTCCACCGTGCAGAATTTGGGGCGACCCGTTGAACCTGCGGGGTCGCGGAACCGCTCCATGAAGGTGCGGTAATTGAGAAATTCCAGCTTGGACTTGTCCGACTTGCCCAGGCTGGAGTCATACAGGTACAGCATTTCCTCGTCCAGCTTCAGCAGATCCGTGATGGCGAACGTGCTGGCGATGCTGTACGAGAAGGCCGCGGTGGTCAGCGTCTTTTCAATGCCGGTCACTTGGCGGAACTCCCACGACTCCGACAGCATTTCAATCGTTCGGTACTCCTGCGCCACCCAGTTCACGATGTTCGCAAGCCGGCCGGACTGTCCGGTAACGGCAAGCGGCACAGCGGATGTGCCGGATACTTCCAGATTGACTTGCTGGCAGAGTTCGAGGTAGTTCATCAGCTTTGCAGAGCCCGCTGGTTGGCCGAGGATTCTTCTTTCTGTTCAGCGGCGGCTTGTGCGCGCTGCTTCTTCAGATACGGCTGCGCTTCCTTTTCGGTCAGGCGCTCCATGATCTCGGGCCGATTGAAGGCAACCTTCTTTTCAAAGTTGCGGTATTCGCCGGTCTTGGGGTCCTGCTTGGACATCAGCCGCACTTCGGGCTCCATCAGGTGCGACACCGCATCAAACAGGATGCAGAACGGGGTCTCGCGCGGGACCAGGTACGGGACGTTGTTGTGCGCAAAGAAAACGGGGTCAGACGCGCCGGGATCATCGCTGCCGGAAAACTGGCAGAGGACATAGGGCTTGTCAGCACTTGCCCTGGATACCGGGATATTGGCTTCGTCAGTCATTTGTGGCTCCTGAAAAAGAAAGGGCCCGCCGAAGCGAGCCCTTCCAAGTGGTTACGCCGGATTAGGGCGCGGTGACCGGAATGATGCCGGTGAGATCGTAGAACGTGACGGTCAGGCCCGCCGCATCCAGCGCCGTGGTTGCCGGCGTGAACGTGGTGGACGAGTTGGTCACGATCTTGATCAGCCCGATCGCGCAGTAAGACAAATCCTGCGGGTCGGGAATCGAGCCATCGCCCAGCGGGACGTTTGCCCCGTTGAAGGTTTGGCCCGAGTAGGTACCTTGCAGAACGGTCACCGTGCCGGCCGAGTTCAACAGGACCAGGTAGTACACGGTCGTGCTGATCGGCTGGATGTAGAAACCAGTCTGGAAGGTGATCTTCGGTTGCAGGGTCGAGTTCGCCGTCAACGCCTGGGCGGACAGAGCCGCTTTGGTGTACGGGCGAGAGTCGATTTGGTACGTGGTGGTGCCGGTCGTTTTGATCGTGGCTGCGGATCCAGCGTTGATTGCCAGCGTAACAACACCGCTGGTAACACGATTGCCGAGGGCGGCACGCAGGGGCGAAGTCATGATGTCATCAAGTCTCATGGCTGTTCTCCTTACAGTGCGGTGACGGCAACTTCGAGGCGCGTCAGCCGTTGCTCGTTGAGGCGGATGGCGGCGAAGTAGCCGGTCCAGCCTACGGAACCAAACTGGCCCAGCGGATTGCCCGAGTCGGTTTGGGTGGGAAGGATCACACTCATCTTCCCTTTGAGTCCGCGCACGGTGACGTGGCCGTAGGCCTCTTCACCGATGATCACGATGGAGTACACGTCCGCGCTGGTGCCGTCCGTGGACTTCATCGAGCCCTTGGCTCCGCCGCCAGAGGCGAAGAAGTCAAAATGCGGGCAGGTGACGAAACGGATTTCGTTGAAAGCGCCGAACTCGTTGTCGTGCACCTTTTCGCTGGAGCCGCCGCCGTAGTCCTTGGCATCCAGGAAGCCGGTGATGGCTTGGATGTCGCGCTTGCAGTCCGTGTGGCAGAAGGCGATGAAGCCGGGGCGCACGTTGACAGTGTTGAAACTGTCATCGGTGCTTACCTTCTTCGTGACCTTCGGCGTGCGGGCCGCTTCGAGCAGGCGGATACAGGCGTTCAGCTTGTCAGCCGTGACCACGGTGTTGACTGCGGTACGGGCTGCACCGTTGGCGTACGACACCGAAGTGCCGGCGCGGATGGCTTGCCACACGATGGACTCGCGGGTTTCCACCTGCTGGTCCCCGCACAGTTCCGAGTAATCGGTAACGCAGGCTTCCGGGCTCAGTTCGTACTCTTTGTCAGAGAAGCGAACCAGGTCGCCGTACTTGGCAACGGTAACCGACACGTTGGTGCGAACCGCGGTGCGGGACGATGGGACCACGCCTTCGGTCAGGACCGAGGCAATGGGGAACGGATTGACGCGGCGGAACGTGATGTTGTCCGTCGAGTTTTTCGGCATGTCCTTGGCGAGACCGAAGCGAGTGAGACACTCGATCGGCATCGCGCGGGCCAAAGCCTTTGCTTCTGCGAACGTGTTCAGGCGTACGCTTGAACTTGAATAGCTGTTGAAACTCATGGCAGTCTCCTAGACTGGCTCGACTTACCGGGCACTTTTGGCCAGGGATTCGTTGAGCACTTTCTTGAAAATTGCCTCGACTTCCGAGGTTGATTCGGACTGAGGCGACGTTTGTCGGCCCGCTGGGGTGTTCGCGTTGTTCAGCCGCCGTTGGCGACTGGATTGAATGTCGGCAATGGATTGCCCGGAAAGGGTCGCCTTGTAGTCGGACAGGTAGGACGCATAAATGCGCGGGTTCGCGGTCTCGCTCAATTCCTGCCTTTCGGCCGGGGGAAGCGTGGCTACGAACTGTTCAAACCCTTTCGACTTCGAGACTTCTTTCCAGTCGGCGTGGTAGGTAGAGAGGCGCTTTTCATCCTCCGCTTCGGCCGATTTCCTGGCCTCTTCGGCTTCGCGCAACTTCCGCTCTTCCACTTCCGCACGGATGTCGTCCAGTCCTGCGGCCTTGGCTTCGAGTTCAGGCTTCAGCTTTGAAAGGCTGTCGACCTGTTCCGTCAGTTGCAGCAGCAGTTCGCCAACTTCTCCGAAGTCTCGGATGCTGGCTTTCTGTTCGTCCGTCAATGCCGGCTTTGCGGTGGAATCTGATTGTGCTTTCTCGCGCGCTACACGATCACGATGCTCTTTCTGCAACGCTTCGTAGCGGGGGAGAACGCCTGCAATCTGATTGCGCAGCCGTTCAATCTCACGATCCTTCTCATCCGGGACCGCTTCACGATGAGCCTCGGATTCCGCACCGGGCGCCGGGTCCTCGCCCTTTTCAGGGGTTGGAGCGGGCGTATCCTCTGCTTCCTCTTTCTCTTTCGCTTCGGAAGAGTCACCTGAAACAATCTCCGCGAACATCTCGCGCAGTGCTTCGGGTGAATCTTCCGCAGCGGGCTTTGCTACTTGGGTGTGGTCATAACTCATCTGTATCTTCTTCCTTGGTGGGTTTTTCTTTGGCCTCTTCCTTCACCATCCGGGGCAAACCCAGGAACCACTTGCACTGTCGAATCCGCGCGCGTAGCGCCGCCGTTTGTTCCGGTGGCTGGTCTTTCTCCAATTGCGTGCGCAGAACGGCTAACTCGCGCTCGACACGCGAGGCGAGTTTTTTCCAATCGTTCATTGACTACGCGATGCGAGGGTTAGGCCGCTCGATCTGGGCTTCCAGATTGATCTTCTTGGCTTCCTGGTCCAGTTTCATCTTCATTTCGCTGAACTTCTGCTTGATGCCCAGGATGTGCTGGTTGTCGGACATGCGAATTTCCGCCATGTCGATCTCACCCGACAACTCTTCCAGGTATTGCTTCAACTGGCGCTCGCGCTCGCGGTCCATCATTTCGCGCTGGTTCAGTTGGTCCTGCAACATGAGTTCTTTTTCCTTCGTATCCTTGGCCATCTTCGCCACTTCGATACGCGGGTCCGCCTGCTGGGGCTGCTGGGCCTGCATCTTCTGCAGTTCCGCCAGCGCCTCTTCTTCCGTGGCGATAACGTCATCCGGGTTGATGCGCTGGCCCTTGGCCATGCCGTCGAGGAATGGCTTCTTCTTGAACCACACCCCGTACTGCGGATGGAATACCCACTGGAGCATTTGCTGGTACCAAAGCCCCTGAGACTCGGCCTCTTGCAACGCCTGGACACCACGGAACACGGTTTCGTAATCGCCCTTGAGCGATTCATCCTTGTCGTACTGCATGTTGTAGTGGTAGAACCGCGTCATCGTCGGGTCGCCGATCTCGTCCTCGTACCGCTTGAGGATGCGGCGCAGCACTTCATTGCTGTTGTTCGCGCTGATCGTGGCTTGCCGGGCCGTCATCGGGTTCTGCGATTCAGAGCCCATCTGAATCTGGGGAAGCTGGGTTACATCGTCCATCAACTTGTAAAACAGGTTGAAGGCTTCGAAGAACGCCTGAAGTTGTACCCGAGTCTCGATGTTGACGATGGCCTTCGAGATGTCTTGCCCCGAGTAGTCCTCGGAGTTCTCAAACGTGGCGCCGGGGAATATCTTGTAACTGCCGTTCTGGCCCTTGAGCATCGACTTGTTGACGATACGAACAGGGACGGCCGCGGCAGCAGCATGGTCCAGGATGGCCCGCGCCGTGGCGTTCACCGCCGCCGCTGGGTCCTGGCACAGTTCAGGAACTCCGAACCCGCAGAGCGTGATGCCATCGGGGAACGGGGAGAACACGGACACATTCAACGGCTGTTCGGAACGCAAATACATCGGGTCGACCTTGAACACGATGCCGTTGCACATCCAGACCACGGCGGTCTGTTCGTCGGCAGTCAGGTCGTCCTCGTTACATCCGCACCCTTCAAGCATTTCCCGGGTGATCGGGCCGGTGTACTTGATTACCTCGAACTCGGCGTACTCAAAGTTCGAAGAGCCGTTCATGGCCCGCAGTTCGGATTCCCAGTTGGTTGCGGAGTGAACCGGGGTTCCCTTGCCCTTCTTCGCGGCCATCAACTTCTCGACCTGTTCAGCGATAACCCCATCCTGTTTCAGCAGATCCCGCAACTGCTTGCGGTTCATCGGGTAGCGGCGGAACCAGTCGGGCAGATCCTTGGCATCCTTGACGGATGTATCCCAGTAGAAGTCCCACGGCGAGACCTTTTCGGCCACTGGGACTTGGCTCGACTCTTCGGCCGGCATCATGACCGACACCTTGCCGGACTTGTCCTCGTTCAAGACTTCGGTCGGCTTGTACTTCACCCGCGTCTTGGTCTGGACAATCGGGCCTTCGACCACCATCATCCCGTAGATGCTGGCGTCATCCAGCCCGGCCCGCTGTTGGGCGTTCCAATCGCACTCCTGCGTTTGATCCTGGACCTTGCGGAACATCTTCATGGCCCGCTCTTTTGCAGCGTCTACTGCACCAGTAGCCAGGTCGCGCACCTGCACCTGATTGCCTTCGGGCGTCGCCCCGACCGGCGTCTTGTCCTGCGCCAACTGTTCGCCTTCGGGGATTGGCGTCGCCTGATAGGACCAGTTCTGCGAGTCCGTAGGCATCGCGGCCCCAGCCAGGCGGGCGGAGAATCCATCGGTGAACTTGCGCGTCAGGCCGATGTAAACCTGCGAGCCCTTCTTCTTCTTGATCGCAGTCATCGTGACCGGATCGTATTTATTGTTGTAGGCCCGGAGGGAATCCAGCCAGCGGCGCTCAAAGTCCTGCCGCAGATCCGCGTACTTGTTGAATCGCTTCGTGCACTGTTCGGCAATCGAGGTCAGCACGATCTCGCGCATGGCGTCGGCTTCGGCTTGCGCGCGCAGTTCGTCCTCGCTCGGGCCTTCGGCGGCGTCGCCTACTTCCTCGATCAAGGTTTCCTGTTCAATAGCCGGCACGCGCATCCCCTATTCCGTTACTCGAAAAATCATCGTTGTCCTCGACCGGCCGCACCCTGGCGAACCGGCGCATCATCCAGGCGTACCGACTGGCGGATATGGCATCGTCCTGCTCCTTGACGATCATTCCGTTCTCACGGTGGTACAACTGGAACTCTTCAATCCACGCAACACAGTTGGCGAATACCTTGAACCCGCCTGTTTTCATGGCATCGAGCATTTCCATGATTCCAGCCTCGACACCGTTCGACCCATCCCGAAACTGCGCGTGCTGCGGCAGCATCTTGAGGCCGTGGTTCTTGTAGATTTGGTACAACTGCAACTGGTCCTTGGCGTCGAACTTCCCGCCCGAAGCGTGGCCGTCATGCGGCCATGACACCGGCACCCACGTGCCCCAGCGTTTCACCGATGAAGCGGCAATCAGCGGGGTAGCCTTCGCCTCCCGGTATTCCGCCACCAGGTAAAACACATCGTTGTCACGGTCCCAGGCGCAGCAAATCGCGGCAGTCGGGTGGTCATACCCGAAGTCAATGCCGATAATCCGCGGCCAATGTGCCGGCACCTTGAAGGGCGCCACCACAATCCGTTTGGAGTCGATGGGGAACACAGCCCCCTCGCCCAGTGCTGGGATACCCTTGGAACGAGCATCAATCAGGTGGGGCTCGCACTCGTCCAACATCCGGCGTTTGTCCGCTTCGGACAGGTGCGGAGCGTGGTCCCACCCGGCCATGACCAGCGCCCGATCGTTTGTTTTCGAGACTCCGCCCACCGGCACCACTCCATTCGGTATGTACTTCTTGACGTTCGGGGTGATGCCTTTCAACGGGGTAAAGGTCTCGATCAGCAGCCCTTGGGTGGTCATCAGGCGCATGACACACTCCGCCCGGATGCCTTCATCGGACTCTTCATCCAGCCAAACCAGATCCCGCTCGGTACCCTGGAATGACTTGCGCTTCTGTTCGTAGGACTTGAAACCCAGGTCCGACCAGCCATCAAACTCACCGTTGGTGAAGTGCTTGATCGCGATTCGGTCTACTGCCCCATTGCTGTTCTGCCGCAGTTGAGGCTTGCCCAGGTGGTCCTTCGGGATAAGCCCGGTCCCCCACTCGTTGTTTGGCCCCAGCAGCTTCAACTGGATAATGTCGCGCACCGTTTCGTTGGTGTCGCCGGCCACCCAGGCCCGGATGGGCTTGTCGAATCGGTAGCCCTCCCACCAGTCGGGGTAGAGCCCGGTAAGGTGCAGGGTGGTCTCGTACCCACCACCGCCCTCGGTCTTCCCCACCCGGTTCGCGGCGATGAACCCGCGCATCGGGAAGTCCTTGCCGAGCCGGAAGAACTCCATGTGCCGCACGTAGCCATCGCGTGACAGCGGCCCGGTTGCCGGGTAGTAATCGTGCAGCTTGAACTCGTTGAGCCTTGCCGCCAGCATCCGCTCCAACTCCGCGATTTGCGCGGGCGACAGCTCGGACAGGTCCATCAGGCCGGCACGGCGGCTTTCTTGATCGCTTTCAGCGCGTCGATTGCCGCTTTCACTTGCTGGTGATCCATGCCGGAAACCGGCGAACGGTTGTTCTGGCGGTCCTCAACCATAAGCCCGGACAGTTTCGACTTGAGCGCCAATCCCTGCATAAGGGCTCCTGCGTTCTTGCACTCGCGGGCGAACTCAATGCCCTCATCAACCTCGCGCATGGCGTCAGAATACTCATACGAGACTTCCTGAGTCATTGCGGCGGCGGCTTGCGTCCTCAAGTTTTCCACCCTTAGGGATACCATAGGGCTCGACATCAATTTGGACGCTTCGACCTGGACGCTTTCCGGCTTCATCTTTTTGGCCGAATAGGCGCCGCGATACGCATCCGCTTGGGTCATTCCTTGCGCCACCAAAAGCGCGAACTTTTCCTGTTTGGGGGTAAGGTGATTACCTTGACCCTCCTTTTTTATTGCCTCTGGCGCGATTGTAGTTGCACCATTATTGTGCAAATCGCTGTTTTTGCTCGGTTTTACGGGTTTCACGACTTATCCTCCTTCGAATCGACCTTGCGTTCGATCTGGTCCAGTTTTGCGAACAGTTCGGCTTTGAACTCCGAAAACGCCTTGTTGTGCGTGAAGTTCTCTGCCACGTGGATCCTGTGTTCGTTGAGTTTGTCGAGGGCCATCACCGCGAGGCGCTTGGCTTCATGCGCGGTATTGGCTGCCGCTTCGGCATCGGTGAGCGCCTTGGCGGATGCGGAGTCGGCCAGGCTGATCTTGTTCCAGAGCATGCGCACCAATGGCAATAGCAGGATGTTCAACCCGCCCAAAACGATTGATGCAACTACTCCCCAGTCGGCTAATGTCATGGCCTTTCGTCCCTATTGTTGGTGGCCATGAGGACCGGTTTCATTTGATCTGCTTTCCAACTGCGCGGTAGGCTTCCGCCATTCCGTTGCTGCCGATGCCCTTGCCGCCGTCCGGCCCTTCACGGTCAAACCAAACGAACGGCATGATCATCGCTACTTTGTCATCTGCCAGCGCGTAGCCCAGGAACGGCTTTGGGTCCGTCCGCCATGGGTCAGCCCCCC